CATAATGGTCTACGCCATGTGCCCAACGTGCACGTCCAAAACGGTGCGATGCAAGTTTTGTCAAGGCTGCTTTGCCCCTTGGAGTATCACCGATTTCATCGATTTGCTCGACTTCTTCACTGGTATTTTTCATTCTTGCAGGAAGTTTACTTTGCATGGATTTAGCTTTTAACTTATCAGCCATGTTTGATTTATGGCGACTCATTTTACCAGCTAGCTCTCCATAGTGATCGCTTGCTTGGCCATATGTTTTTTGTTTTGCTTCTCTTTCTGGAGCATCTCGCTGTTGGTGCGGCATTTTAGCAATTCTATTTTTTTCTGACTTAAAATCATCTGAACGAGCTTGCGCAGCTTTGGATGCGCGGTCTAAAAGTCCAGCAGATAGTTCATCAAGTGCTTCGATTTCTTCTTTGGTTAGTTTTTTGATAGCGCGATTAATACCGCGATTTCGATCGCCCATCTTTTTAATGTTTGCTTCTCTTTCTTTTTCGTGTTCTTCACGGTCATCTTCATTCGGCGAGTCGTCCCACGCGCTATCTCCACGAGCATCATCCCATCCTTGACTCTGACCTTCTTCGCCATGTCTGTCAGCATAATCGTCCGTTGCTTTTTTGAGATAAGATCCTACAGTTTTCTTGCTTAGTTCGGCAATTTGCTCGACTTCTTCTTTACGCAGAAGTTTGAAATCATGGGCATCAATTTTACCATTTTTATTTTTGTCGATTTTATGCTGTTTGCCCTTCAGCTCTTCCTCGACCTTAGACTTTTTTTCGTCTTCGTCTTCCATGTCTTCTTCGTCGTCATCCATTTTCTTATGGCTGGATTCGCCGAACATAGAAGCGCCAACTTCAGGACGCAGAGCTTCGATTGCATCGTATGCGCGGACTTGAAGCTGATTGTTTACAAGTTCTTGGAACTTGAGTGCATTCTCTTCGACCGCTGCATAAATTAATTCTTTGATGTCTTTCATGGGGTTTCCTTTATTAAAGTAACACTATATTTAGTAAATTATTCAACTTATTGTTGTTGTTCTGGTGGCAGTTCTTGATCGCCTTGCTGGCCAGCTCCAGGAGGTGCGTTCGGATCTTGACCAGCGTCAATTAATGCTTGTTGTAGATTAATATTGGCTTGATGCTCTTCGCCCATTTCTTTATCAATCTGATCCATTTCTTCTTCTGATTGATGTAGAACTTTGGTACGCATATATTGGTGAGAGTAATACTTACCGACATATGGTTCCATTTGCTGAGCTAACGTCAAACGATTTGTTAGAATTTCAGCTTCTTTCAATTCTGTAAAGTAACTGTCGCGCATAAAGTCAAAACGAATCTTGCTAAAGATCTCTAATGATTCTTCTTCAGAGATAATTCCTTTTAGAATCAATTGTTTCTTTAGTGATTCTTTGAATAGATTAGCAAAACGTAGACGCATGCGGTCGATGAACTTGCCGAACTTCAACTCATCACGAGTAATCTCAGCAGCACGACCAAGGTTGAAACCACTTTCGCTTTCTAGACGAGAAACTGGAACACCTAATGACTTGTACATCTTCTTCTGGAAGTATAGAACATCTTCAATTTCGCCGAGGTTCTGACCGCCAGGAAGTGTAGTAATTTCTGTACCCTTGCCACCTTCGCGACGTGGAAGCCAGAAGTCTTCTAGCATCGTCATAAACTTACGATCGTCGCGGATGTCACCAGTTGTAGCATCATACACTAGACGGTTCTTGTGACGAACCATCATGTCGCGCAGATATTGCTCTGCTTTAATCTTCGGTAGATTACCGACGTCGATGTAGAAGATACGACGTTCTGGAGCACGCGAAATACGATAGATTACCGTTGCGTCTTCTAGGGTGCGTAGTTGGTTAAGTGGTTTGATTGCTTTGTGTAGATAGGATAGAACCATCTGATTAGAAGCATCCATTAGACCAGAAGTCACATGAATAATTGAATCAGTAGCAATACGAATACCAGTTGAGCCAGCAGCAGCTGGTTGATAACTTGTTGTGCTTACGCCAGCACGAGTGCCGCCAGAGAAACCGCGCTCAGAATACATGTAGTATTCTTGTTTAGTTTCTGTTGTATGGACTTGCTGACCTGCAGTTGATGCTTGTGAGTTTCTACGAACTCTTTTGACCTCGCGGATCTTGCGGATCTTGCGCGGATCGATGTAGCGAATTTCTTGAATGCCTTCGCGTGGGTTCTGTACGTCAATAATCGCATGATAGTATAATCTACCATCAATATACCAACGACGAACAATATCATAACCCATGTTGTTAAAGTCTAACAACTGAACGATATTCTTAAACTCTTCGCGAATCTTATCTTTTACTTTGTTACCAAACTCTAGATCGTCTAGGTTGATATCAACTAACTTATAATCTGAGTCGTATGATACGAACTCATTTACAATATCATCAATCGCGGATTCAACTTCTGGTTGAAGTGACATCTCACGATATTTGGCAACTAGATCTGATTCAGTACGAGCTGAACCCTCAAGATCTAAGTATGTGCCAAAGACGCCACCTTCCGCTACAACAACTGCACCGTCATCTTTAATTTCGGGTGCAAATGTTACCAAGCGATCAGGTTGCGCCTTCTCTTCTGCTTCTTTCTTTCTTACGATTTCAAAACCAAACAACTGAGCCATTATATTTTTCTCCGACTGGAAGGAACGCTACACATTATATGTAGCGTTCCAAAACCAAGCCTATTTTAGAATACTAGTGTATCGTCAACAGTCCAGTAATCATAAGAAAACTCGACATCAAAAGTTTCAATCTGATCGCCCTGATCCCAAGCTAGATTGATTTGACTGATAATAGTTGGCCAGAGGTTTGCAAATTGATAACGACGTAATACTGAACCATCTTTACCATATTGCACGACATCTGCGCTAGTACGATAATTGTTGATTGTTTTTAGGTTGCCCTGATGGCTGTTAATAGCACTATGCCATGCTTCGAATGCACGACGAACAGAGAAATCTTCGTCATTCATTACAGTAACAGTCCAGTTTGGATAGGTTCTTGTGCCAGCCACTTTAATTTGACGACCAAAATAAGGAACATTGATCACACTAATATCAGATGGTGGAAGTTGAGCAGCTTGAATCATATAGCGGAGTTTCGCGTCACCAACCGAAGTAACAGGATTAATCATTGTTACTTCGAATAGTGAAGGACGAGCACCGTCACCAATTAGATTAGATCTAATTTCATTTACATTAAATGCCATTTCTTATACTCCTTTGACGATTTCGTTGAAGTCAACACCCGAACGAACCGCTACGAAGTTCAACTGGATGTAGTTGATCGAACGCGCTGGCTTAATGTAGATATCACCAACAAACTCACCGCGATCAATTACATCGCCTGTATTGTTTGTCGTATCACAAATTACGCGATAATCAGTAATACCACGGCGACCTTGTACTTCGCGCAGATATGGTTCAACTAAATTACGGAACTGCGCGCGAGTAAACTCGTCGTTGAATTCGAATAGAGCAAACTTAGCAGCGGTAGAAATTGCTTTCTCAAGAACGATAAACAAACGACGAACGTTGATACGATCAAACGCAGATGGTTTAGTCAACATAGTCTTGTCACCGAACAGAATGGTGCCTTGTCCTGGGAAAGTTACAACTGGATTTACGCCATTCTTATAAAGAACATCGCGTTCAGCTTGGTTTGGATTAAAGTTTAGTTTAACTACATTTTTAATCTGACCACGGCTGAAACCAGCTGGCGAATACCACGGATCGTTTGTAGAATCAGTTCTTGCGCATAGACCAGCAATATCACCATTTAATGGGATATAGCGATAGACGTCGTTATAGCGATCGTATTGATACTTGTAACCAGAATCGATTACAGCGTAAGAAGTCGACGATAGAGTATTGCGGAACGTTACGATAGAATCAGCCGAAGTCGAGCGAGTTGGCGACACAAACGCTACGCAATCTTTGCGAGTGGTTGCAATATTATCAATTACATAATTGGCTACATCGGTGTTGGCTTTACCAACCATTACTAGAGAAACATCAACTACATCTGGATCTTTGAATAGATCGTACGCAGTACCAAGAGTTCCTAATGTAACTGTGCTTTCTGTCGTAGTATCTACACCAGCAACAAACGAAGTTGTCATAGGAAGGGTTTGAGCCGACGAAGCAACTAGAAGAGCGGTATTCGACCAGTTTTGATTATTTGAAGAAGTAGGACGATGTTTAGCCCAGTAGATATATTGTGAATCGTTTTCGATAACGGTTTTATAATACAATGTTTGACCATTGTCTGCTTTAGCATCAGTAGCACGAGAAACACCTTCAAATACTTCCAATACTTGATTCTTGACGCCAGTGAATAGACCATCTTCGTCAACTACAACAATGTGTAGTTCGTCGTTTGCAAAAGTATTACCATAAGCAGCAACAAAGGTCGACTGTCCTGGAGCTTTATCTACGACATTGTAGTATTCCCAGTAGCGAGTTAGTGCGTTTGAAGAGTTAGCAGTTGCGTTAGCAGAACCAGTAAACTTGCTATCGAAAGTAATCACAGCTTGTGCGCTGAATACGCTGGCGTTACCAGTTTCAACAGCAGCGCCAAGAGAAGCTACCTTTAGATATTGGCTTTGACCGTTTACAACTAGGTAATCACCAACTTTAATTTTACCGATGATGCTTGTAGCAGAAGTATTAGCAGCAGTGTTCGATACAGCAGAAACAACTCTTAAGTTAGCAGTTAGGCTGTTTGGAACAAGTGTTAGTGTGCCTTCAATAGTAGCAGCGCCATCTGTCATGTCTAGAGCATTGCTATAAGCATTTGCCGAGTCACAAACAGAGATCTTTAGAGAATTGCCTAGTGTACCAGCATAACGAGCATAATATACCGCATTTGTACTTGCAGTGATACCATCTTGATAGTCATCAAGATTTTTAATTTGAATTGTAGCTGCTTCAGTACCAGTATGAATAGCCTGAGCATTTCTAGCAGCTGCGTCAATAGCACGAACAACATAAAGAGCGTTGCCATATGCTAAGAAGTTAGCTGCAGTGTAGAATGTTTCATAATTATCAATAGTTGGTTTGCCAAAAGTTGACACCAGTGTATTTTCAGAACTGACTAACGTGCGTTCTTCGGCTGGACCCCAGCTAAAAACACCTGCAAACGCACCAACAGAAGCGGAAACTGCTGGTACAACGGTGGTCAGGTCAATTTCTCTTACATTGATACCTGGACTGACTTGGAATGCCATCTTGTTTCTCCTTGTTCAAAATAGAGCCAGAAATATAATAATATTTGTAATATATTTAGTAAAATACGGTTTTAGAAGAATAGTTCACGGTCGAATGCAGACATATGGACTTCGTCTTCAAAGCCCATTCCATCATCGGAAAAGAATGGTAACATGTCGTCTTCCAACTCTTTTTCTCGCTCTTCCATTAAGTTCTTTCTGACATCGGTTTCTAATAAATCTTTGAAATAATTTTGATTTGTCATCCAAGCAAATAATACCAAACACATAACAAGATCGTCATGTTTACCATACTCGGCTTCGTAAGACGTCCCTTTACTTATAAAAGTAGAGAGTTCACTCAACAAATCGTAGTCGTTAATGACTAGTTTGTTGTTCTCAATCAAAGCCTTCATATTCAAACAACCAACTCGCTTTGTAGGCTGAGTTGTCTTTAGACCAACTCTTGATTGTTTGTTAAATCCGCCACCCAAAACCTGACCCTTACGACCAGTTTGCGTGACTCTTAGCACTCCTTCGTTCTCGAAATCTGTAATCAACATCTCAGCTATCTGCTGGCCAATGTCGTTAGTTTCAACTAAAATGGGACAAAAGTTATAGAACTTATGAGATTCATTGATAAAGTGTGGGAACATCTGTGGTTCTACGTTGTTATCTCGATACACCGCAGCTCGCAGCTACTCTATACGGGAACTCAGTAACATCTATAACAACGAACGTAGAATAGTCGCCCCCGACACCACGTGCTACGTCAGCTGTCATTACATAACGGTGTTCTGGATTCGGTAACGAATAAATCTTAGTCGATCCGTGGGTTGAAATAGGATCTTCATAGGTTAGTCGTTGCAAGCACTCAGCCGATAGTAGCGTATTACTAGAACCAAGGAACTCTACTTCGTATTCCTGACGGAATTGCTCAGGAGAGGTATTGTTAATCGTTTCTTCTTTCCAGCTATCATCACGTCCTGGATACTCAGACCAATGAACGTCAACTGCTGTGTAGCTGTTACGTTTCTTAATCGCATCGGTCCACAACTTGTAATACAGTTCCATACCATTTGGTGTGGATGTAATGATAATCTTGGTTTGCTTACCAGACGAAATAACTGGATATGTAGCGGTGAAGAACTTTAGCTGAATGTGTGGAGGAATGTGAGCAAATTCGTCGAGGTATAGAACCGAGATAGACTTACCACGAATAGCAGAACTTGAAGTTGGCGCGCAGATAAACTTAGCGCCATTTTCTAAAGCGAAGCTTCGTTTGTTCCAAGCTACAACACCCTGTTGCATCCACAATGGCAGGTTTTCGTATGCCATTTGAATGCGGTCAAGAATTTCCTGAGCTGTATCCATTTTGTTAGCAAGGATAGCGATGTACGATGGATTGTCAGCAAACAAGCCTTCGTGTAACAATAAACCAGTTGCGGTGGTAGTTTTACCCATCTGGCGACCGCAACGAACGATAGTAAAGCG